CCTTGCCTTTGATGGGCTGGCCGTTGGCAAGCAGCTCATCTTCAAAAGCAAAGCGTGTATCCAGTTGTTTGGCAGTATATCCTTTGACATAGGTTCGCCAGGTATGTTCGTCCATGTACAGCAGTTTCTGCCATAGATCCGGAAAGTGCTGTCGAAGCTTTCGCATTTCATCATAGGATTGCAGCGGACAGCACCAGCAGGATACCCGGTGGAAGATATCATATAATCCTTCCCAGTCGAAGCCACGCTCCTTGCAGTAGGCTAGGCAGTCTGCTTCCGTCATACCCCATTCCACTAGGGGATAGCGATGCTCCCGGATACGCTTGGGTTCGTCTGCTGCGATCCCAATATACTGAACCAAGGTGTATTTCTGGGACAGCTCCCGGAGGTACTTTGCAATGATCCGGGTCTTCAGCATTGCGGTACACCAGCGGTTGCGAGGCCCCGGCCAGCTGAAGCCACGATACTGCTCCAGCTTGGGGTTGGCGCGCTTGGGTGAGTAATCATAAAACAGATACTCAAAAGACTGGGGAGATTTCAACCGGACTATGGATCGACCGGTGTATTTCTCCAGCTTCTCTATATGCCGGTACATGGCATCAAACTCCATTCCGGTATCGCAGAATAGGATGATGTCCACCGGCCAGCCTTCCTCCAGCATTCGCAGAAGCATTGCTGTGGAATCCTTACCTCCGGAGAGTGAAACAATATGCTTGATAGGTTTTTCCAAATTCACACCTCCAAGAATCATATAAAAACTATGCCCCTGCTGTCATAAACCGAAGCACTGGTATCGTTGCCACAGCGGATCGCACGGTCGAGCGCCATAATGGTAGCAACGGCACCGTCGATCTTCTCTGTGGAGCGTTCTTTGTCCGGCTTGATATTGCCTGCCGGGTCGCTGCGGATAGAAATGTTGTCCATCATCCAGCGCAGCACCGGATGACCACCGTGAGCAATGCGCTGTTCCAAGGTCAGCTTCATCAGTTCCTTAGTAGGCGGCGACATATCCTTAAAGCCCTGTCCGAAGGGAACAACGGTAAAACCCATACCTTCCAGGTTTTGCACCATCTGAACCGCACCCCAGCGGTCAAAGGCAATCTCCCGGATATTGTATTTCTCGCCCAGCTGCTCGATGAACTTCTCGATGAAGCCGTAATGGACGACATTGCCCTCGGTGGTCTGCATAAAGCCCTGCCGTTCCCAAACATCGTAGGGAACGTGATCTCTACGCACACGGACCGGCAGATTCTCTTCCGGTATCCAAAAGTACGGCAGCACCACATACTTGTCCGCTTCGTCTTCCGGTGGAAATACCAGCACAAATGCGGTGATATCGGTGGTGGAAGACAAGTCCAGACCACCATAGCAGACACGACCTTCCAGCGCCTTCTCAATAACAGGGAAGGCTGCATACGAGCATCGCCGGAGCCCTGAGTCATAACATCAAAAAGTTTCCGGTTTGGCTGGGTATGCAGCTCATCAAAAACAACGCCGTGGGTGTTGAAACCGTGCTTGTTGGCGACGTCAGCGGAAAGCACCTGGTAGCTGCTTCCGGTGGGCATATAAATCAGCTTTTTCTGCGAGTCGAGAATCTTCACCGTCCGGCTGAGCGTGGGGTTCAGTCGCACCATATCTGCCGCCACGTCAAAGACGATGGAGGCTTGCTTCCGATCCGCAGCACAGCCATAAACCTCGGCTCGTTCTTCTCCGTCACCGCAGGTCAGCAGAAGTGCCACGGCGGCTGCCAGCTCGGACTTGCCTTGCTTTTTGGGGATCTCAATGTAGGCGGTATTGAACTGGCGGTATCCATTGGATTTTAGGGTGCCAAAGATATCTCGTATGATCTGCTCCTGCCAGTCGATCAACTCAAATGGCTCGTCATACCAGGTGCCTTTAGTGTGCTTTAGGTTCTCAATGAAGGCAACCGCAAAGTCTGCCTCTTCCTTGCAGTAGTGAGATCCCTTCGCCATAAAGCGGGTGGGCTTGTATTTTTTGAGCTTTCGTATATGCGGTCACCTCCTTCAAGTGTGTTCGGGGGGATGCGGTATAGGGCAGGATTCCTTTGCGGTATATGCTGTACCCCCCTCTGCGGTATAGTGTGTGGGACGGGTTGCGGATAAGGGTGTCGCCCCCTTTGTGGTATATAAAGAAGGGGTTGTACCTTTGCGGTTAAGGGTGACACCCCTTTGCGGTATAGAGGGAGGGGGTTACCCCTTTGCGGTATAGTGTAGTACCCTTTGCGGTTAAGGTTGGTGTCCTAGGGGTTGCGGTTGTGTTTGACCCCTTGCGGTTAAGGGTACACCCTTTGCGGTAGGGTGTGGACAGATAAATGAAACAGCCGAAGGTTTTGTGGTTGCCCTTCGGCTGTCGACCTTGCTGGCGTACTTCTTGTGGTTGGGAGGTACGCCAGCTTTTTGTATTCAAAAAGGGGTAAACCCCTAAAAAATAAAGGAGTGGTTCAAATGGCAAAGATTATTCAGTGTAAGGATTGTACCCGCGTATTCAGTTTCCCGGAGGATCAGCAGGCTTGGTTTCGGAAGCGTGGCTGGGCTGACCCGATCCGTTGCAAGCGGTGCATTGCTATTGCGAAAGAGCGCCGCCAAGACCCTTACTGGGGTTGGCAGTCAACTATGGGAGACACCCTTCACGCGCCGAAAGGCCACCGGCGTGTCAACTATCCCGTCCACGTAGTAGGCGGTTTCCGTTAAGGAGGTGAGAATAATGGGAGTGATCGCTGCAATCATTGTGTGGGCTATTATTGAAGCCATCTGTGGCAAGAACGCAGGCCCGTTGCTGGTCATTATTGTGTTGTACCTAATCATCAGCGCCGTTGCCGGAATTTTGTACTAAGGGAGGAACAAATATGGAAAACGAAAACTTCAGCAGTGAAATGGAAGCCCTCTTAGACTGCTTGGGTCAATGGATCTTGGAAGACGAGCAACAGCCTGGGATCATCAGTCCGGTACGATATCAGCAGTTCCAGCTATCACACGATCTTCTAAAAAAGCTCATCACAGGTATCGACATGAAGATCAGCTATGAAATACACGAGCCTTTCAACAGCATGGGCAGCATAACCATTGAAGGCGACCAGCTGGAGTTCACAAACTGTCGCTGGCTTTCTAGGGCGGTGGGCTTTGCCGACAACCTAGAGGTGTATCCGCTGACTACCGGAAAGATCCGAATGGTGCTGACCTTCCACGGACTGGTTAGAAAAATTATCAAATCCTGAACTGCAACTCATGGTGGATCTTCGTCCTTTGCTGTAGCATATAGGTATCCATAGAAAGGAGACTTTTATATGCACACAAAGCGAAGAGAAAATATGAAAAAAGCCCTGCAGGAGATATTTCCTGTAGAGCTGAAGCAATATCGAATTAAAAGAGGATTGTCGCAGGAAGCGATGGCTAGGCTTCTGATGGTGGCAGCACGATCCTACATTGATCTGGAGCATGGAGTTACATTCCCCAGTGCATTGACCCTAGCAAACTACCTGCTGTTGTTGCCGGAGAAGGAACAAGAGGACCTGTTACGCCGCTTGCAATCCGGCGTTGAGAATGAGGCATAACGAGGAACAGAGCCTCTCGGCTCCATTCCGTGGCTGGTGCTGTAGGCGGTTAGCTGCGATTGACTTCTTCAATGCACTGCATTACCGTCTCGATCTGAGCCTTCCGATGGGGATCGGCCAGATCATTGGAGTTGCAGTAAAATTCGCCCTGCGGACCAATGTCACCCAGCATCCGGATACCGTCCCAAACTCTCAACATCCCGTCGTAGGTTTGGGTTCGGGAGGTGTCGAAGCCTTTTTCCTTCAGCTTCCTCCTGAGTTCCGCATAGTAGGTTTTGGTATTCTTCTGCATTCTGTTACTCCTCCTGCTTTTTATTTTACTTGGCTAATGCACCAAGCAATTGCGTGTCCGCCGTCGCTGAAGGTCGCATCAGCTTTTTTCCAAGGCGTGAGTCGGCATTCGATATCACCCAAGCCAGTCTCTTCCGGAGCCTCAACAAACTCGTAGACCTCTGCGGTGAAGCCGCCCTTCCAGTGAATATCGGTTACAAGCACCTTGTCGCCGTATTTCAGAACCGCACCGTAACTGGCGGATACCTTCATTTGCAGCTTTTCGATGGTAGTAAATTTCATTGTGTGTTCCTCCTTATCGCTTGCTGCGGATCTCAGTCCGCTTGGTCTGCTGGGCATTGTAGAGAACCATGAAGTCTGCCCAGGAAATTTTGTAGGCGCTGCAATCCTGGGAGAACTCAATGCGGATGCCTTCGATCTCGTTGCGGTCGGTGCAAGCCTCGATCCGCTTCAAGTAGGCGGCTGCTCTCTTGCTCAATT